TTAACTATAAGTTTCACTTATACAAATCAGCTTTGTTGATTCGTAAACTATTGTAAATGTGTAAAAATTTATTAATCATTTTTTCTTCGCTATATAATTCCAAATATTTGTCACAATGTTGTCTTGAGTTCTCCATACAGTCTTTTATACTTGTTTCAGAAAGGCAAATATCATCTGAATAAATATGTTTAAAAATCGGATAATTAGAAATACCTATCGGTTTTTTTACGGATAATGCGTAATCTGTAACACTAGACGGATAACCGATACTTTCGTATAAAAACATATTCATATCATTCGAATTCAAAAAACACAATATATCTTCGTTGGTAAAAAATTCATATGTGATCATTAATTGGATATCGGGTTTTTTCATATGACGCAAACAAGCGTCTCGTACCATATTATTATAGTATTCTCGGTTAGGTATAAAATCGGCCAATGGCATTACAAATTTAATAATAGCTTCGTTGTATTGTTCATTGACCAATTTAACAATATTTTCAAATTTTTTATGAGGTTGTCCGAAACCAAAAGACCCAAAAGTAGGAACATCCACTTTTTTATAATGAATAAAATTATGAATCGAGTCTGTAGAAGATGTATGATTTTTTATTATTTCTTCGGCGTTGTGAAATATAGGTCGACCAATGCTAAAATGATTATCACAGTCTTTGAATGTAGGGTCTAGATTGATACGACCATCAAAATAGTCTACATTTGATTCGTGCATAATACCAATGTTTTTTACTGTATTGTTTATTGTATTTTTATTTAACCACGGCATAGTAACTTCATGAAAATTATATATTACGATATCGATATTTTTATATTTATTGAATAATTTTTGGTATTCTTCCAAACAATCTATTTCTTCATAAAAATGGTTCGATTTTTTGGTAGTTGTTAAAATATTAAATAATCTTCTTCCATATTGATAGACGCCACACTGTTGTTTTTTATGGTTCAAAAACAACACATTATATATGGAAGGTGAAGATTGATATTTGGAATTTCCAAAAAAATGTTTATATAATTCAGAAACAAAATTCATTTATGTTAAAAAATAGAATAAATCTTTAATTCCTTTTACATAATAATCGTTCTCGAATTACTTCATGAAATAATACTTCATCTGTTTTAAGAAGATTCATTAATTTTTCATCAACCAAAGATGGATGTACGTACCAATCTTCAAAAGAACTGTAAAGACCATCATTTTTCCAATGGACGTCTCTGAAAATCATAACATAACCGTGTTTGGCAAATATTTCTCGAGAAATATTGCGTGTACTAAAATAATCGCCACGATAATAATCATGTTCAAAAGTAACGGTGGCAAATGTATATTCATTAAATACAGTATCATCTAATTTTTCCAATACATTTAATGTAGAACGATTGTCGACATCCAAATCAATTTGTAAATAATCCATATTTTTTGGATAATTATTTTTGGTTAAAAAATCATGATAATCTATTTTGGATGCATCATTTATAATATAATGTGATTTTGGTCTTGATTCGATATATTTTTGTTCAAAAGAATCGTCATATTCAACCATTAATCCTGTCCAATCATATTCATTATATAACAAACAAGTATTGCTACTAAAGCTGTTAGGACAATTTGCTCCAATTTCTAAATAAACGCCATTTTTTTTATATTTTGTCATTGTTAAAACAAAAATATCTTGAGATGCTTGACTAATAGAATTCATATATATGGTAAAAATAACATTAATCTTTAATTCATTTACTCATAATTACCATTATCAATGTTCTCATCAACAATGTTTCCTATCAATGATTTGATATCATATGTTGGTTTCCAACCAATTTCTAATAATTTTTGCGGATATCCTTGTATATCAATTATTTCTGTGTCGGTTTCTTTCAATGAACCTTCAATAGTTATAATAGGAATATCAGGTACATTAACATCATAGATGTTATTATTATTATTTTGTATATGAATTCCAGAATCCTCAAAAATAGTCATTACAACATCATATATTTTCAAACTATTATACCCACAAATTAAATAATTGGTGCCTTGTTCTTGTTTAATAATACAATGAATTGCTGAAGCAGCGTCTTTTGCATGTAAAATATTTCGAAATGAATCCAAATTTCCTAATTGTAATGTTTGTCTTAATTTATTTATTTTCCACCGCATAACATGTCTGGCTACTTTGTTTAATAAAAATTCACAACTTTTTCTAGGTGATTCTGTCGTAAAAATTATACCATTAAAAAACGGTAATCTATGTGTATTTCGGTAAAAATCGACAGTAGAATGACTAGCAATCTTGGCAATAGAATATGGGTGTTGATGAAACATATTATTATCATCCTCTTTTACAACATATTTAACATGTCCTTTATAAATTTCACTGCTCGATGCGTTAAACAATTTAGTTTTTAAATTATTTTTATGGATTATTTCACAAATTTTTACTGCAACAAGACCATTGATTTTCAATGTATCGAATGGCTGATGAAAAGCTTTTATAGAACTTGATATCCCAGCCAAATGGACTATTACATCTGGTTTAACAGTAAGAATATAAGATTCTAGTAGTTTTGTATTGTTTAAATCAAAATAGGTTTTGATAATGTTTTGCGGTGGGTTTAACATTCGAGGTATTTCAGGCGTTCTATGTCCAATGCCATAATAATTAATTGTATCAAGATGTGTTTCTAAAAAATAGGATGCAATATGTCCTTCACATCCTGTAACCAACACTTTAGGTCTCGTACTAAAAATTTCAAAATGTGGCAAGGGAAAAATAAGTTGTCCCCCATTATATAAATACTCGCTTTCTCTTTCAATAATTTCATCACGAAAATGCCAAGGTAAAACCAATAAATACGCAGGTGGTTTCTTACGCATTTTTTCTTCACCAATAATTTTAATTCCGGTAGTAGTCATTTTACCAATTTTTTTCGGGTTTCTCTCCACAGCATATTTAATTTCTTTATATGTAATATCTGCATATTGTAATAGACAATTACCCTTGGTAGATGCTCCATACAAATAAATTTCTTCACTATTATTATTAACAATGTCGATAAAATTACATAATTTTTCCATTTCATTGTCGCAATTTTGTATAAAATTTCTATATATGTCGGGGTTCATAATGCCCTTCACAGACTCTGTAAATAATATATTTTGAATTAATTCTACACTCTCAACATGTTTTAATGAATCTTTTTTCGCAAAATAAATACGAAAACTACCACCATTACAGTCGTTGAACAATACATCAATAATTTTTAGGTTTGCTTTATCCGCAATTAATTTTATTTGGTGTAATGCGTAATATTCCAAATGTTCATGACAAATAGTATCAAAACTGTTTTGTTCTAACATGGTGACCACATAACTTTGTTCGCAAGTCCAAATTCCATCGTCTTCTAAAATATCGTAAATATCTTTTGCAAACTGTACTGGGTCGGGTAAATCATAAAACATGGAAATTGAAGAAACAATTTTACATTTAGAATTACCATAACGATTTTGAAATATGGCTTTGGTAAAGTAATCTGCAATGAGATTAACATCACCATAATATTCTTGAAATTGTTTTCCAGTAGGGTCTATACCTACGCGTGTGTATTTTTTATCATAGTATTGCAACATTGTTGAATCATTACTACCAATATCAACAATAATATCACCATCAACCAACTCAACCTTGGATAAAATTTCTTCTTGGTAATTTTTGAGATGTGTGCGCATAGTATTACTAATACCCGACCGATAACCATATTCATGTTCATATAATTCTTGTGAAACAATAGTTTGTTTTAATTGTAACAGACCACATTCGGAACACAAAGTCAATACAATAGGAGTTTTTGGTGTCGAAAAATCCATATAATATGGAAATCGTGAAGTGATTACTTGTTCTCCCAAATCAATAACATCTTTCAAATTATTACTATTACAAATTCTACAATTATGAATTATATTATAAACGGACATTTACACCTTATCGTATAACTATTAATATTATTACTTTTATATAATTATTACAATAAATTGATTTCTTTCAAAGAAAATTTCGCAGTGGGAACTATTTTGTCCAAATCGGACATACGAATTTTGTCTTCTGGTGATTCGTTTAATCCAATTAGATGTGGAACATCACGCACAGAATGCGCGATTGACAAATATAGTGACAATGCTCCTATAAATAATTTACAAGACCTTATCGCAGTACATATTTCTGTAAAATTTCTCAAATAACAACATTCAATATTAATTTTATATGTGGATAAAAAATGTTCGTAGTGTTTTTCGGAATTACATATAAACAATATTTTATGTGTTTTATTGTATTTTTCGTAAACTTCCATAAAATCAATGTTCTCAATGGTACCACGATAATCAATTGTATTTATTAATACACAATTTTCCCATTTAGGGTCGTAGGGTACATCTAACCATTTATGTTTTCCCCATTCGATATTGTAAAATTTTTCGAAAGTTTTGGACCAAGGATTACTGTTAAAAAAAACAGGGTCAACTCTCCACGAGCTTAAATTAATATCAAAGGGCTCTTCATTGTTTGTGCAAAAAATATTATTCATAAATTTTTGTCTAGAATACATTGAATATGTGTGAATGTATCTTTGCTTTGAAATAATTTCATATGTATCATGATAAGTTTTTACAGACCCCCAATTAAACATACAAAAATAATCAGTTATGTATAAATAACCTTTGGAACCAGTCCTGTAAAAATTCTCGTTGATAATTGATAATTGATGTACAAAATCACCCAAAGTTCCCGAGGCTATATATTTAATTGGTAAAAATTCATATTTTTTGCGTATTTTATCATCTTGAATTTTATAATCGATTAAATGAATCGTATGTGTGATATAGCCTCCTATATTTTTTAATATTGTTTCATCAATGATTGTAGGACATTTAAAAATTTCTTGTATTTTTTGAATACAGGGCGCCTCGAACAAAACATAATCATATTCTAAAAACAAATAATTAATTTCGGCAATTTTGTCGAGTAATACTTCCTCGTCTTTTACAATAATTTTACAGTATGTTTCAGAATAACTTTTCTGTTCTTTTACATTAGATGAATAAATCATATCAAAAAACTTTTTTAAACGAAATCGTTTTTGATTTAAGGTAAATATGTCGTTTGTGATGTTTGCATAACTTTTACGAGTTTCATCTGTTAATTTATCAAACTCATAATTTTTAACTTTATCTGTTAACAACCAAATTTGTTCATTTATATAGTAAAGTAAACCATAAAAAAAAAATTGGTTTGATACATAACTACTGTGTTTCAACAATGTATTGAATTCTTTACTGGCTTCTTGTTTTTTTTGGGGATTTTTAATGTATTTTTGTTTTAATTCTAAGATGGAAATTTTATCAACTAATTCACCAATAGATACTTCTATTAACATCTTCAGAAGGAACTACAGTATATTTGAACTAGTATACAAATTTTTATATGAAATTTTTTTATAATAATATATTAATAAAAAATAATATAAAAATGTGGTTCATACTATTATTATAATATGCCTCTTGCAATTGGTATTGATTTGGGAACTACAACATCTTGTGTGGGTGTTTGGCAAAATGGCAAAGTTGAGATTATTGCGAATGAATGTGGTAATCGTATTACACCTTCATATGTGTCTTTTACTGCTGACGAGCGTTTAATTGGTGATGCCGCTAAATCCTCTGTTTCAGGCAACCCTTCCAATACTGTATTTGATGCAAAGCGAATGATTGGTAAGAGCTTTAATGACCCTCAAGTTCAGTCTGATATGAAGCATTTTACTTACAATGTTGTTGAAAAGGACAGTAAACCTTTTGCACAGGTTGAATACCGTGGTGAGACCAAGCTTTTTTCACCCGAGGAGATTGGGTCGATGGTTCTGTCAAAGATGAAGGAAATTGCAGAAGCATATCTTGGCGAGTCAGTAACAGATGCTGTAGTCACTGTTCCTGCCTATTTCAATGATTCACAGCGTCAGGCTACCAAGGATGCTGGTGCAATTGCTGGACTGAATGTTTTGAGAATTATTAATGAACCAACTGCGGCGGCTCTTGCATACGGCCTCGATAAACGCAGCACAAAAGAAAAAAATATTTTAATCTTTGATTGCGGAGGTAGTTCTGCCTCCTGTGGTGTAAGCCCACTCATTGAATGTTATTAATCTCTATTCCCTGAATAGAGGTTAATAACATTTGGTGGAATCTGGTGAATTGCTGGAAACTCCTTAAGCTTTTCCTACCACAACGCAGCAGGTGACTGCAATCGTGAAGGTTTGAAAAAGGTAAAAGATTGGACTATCAGCAGCCAAGCAAGTTAGTGATAACTTGAAGGTTCAACGACTAGAAAAAGTAAGATTTTATATTATTATTGTAAAACCTGAAATTTCCACGAGTGCCAGAGTTTAATAAATCCAAAATATAATAATATTATTATCTAAAATGGTGTAAAGATTATTCGCATACATATTATAACATGCGTGAAGAAATAATTAATTCGATAGTTAGTTTGAAAAAAAAATCCACGGATGAGTTCATTGACATTGTAAATAAAAAGTTAGCATTCGAAACAAGTAAGTATTCTTCCAAAAAAGAAGATATATGGCAAGTAATTATCAATGATAATAAATTAAAAAAAACTTCAGAATTTTTAATTACATATCATTGTTTAACTTGTCACAAACAAAATACAGTTTCAAGCACACAATTTCTTCGAAAAGTAAGAAAATGTCAAGCTACTTGTTTTCAATGTCATCTCCAAAATTTAAATACCACACCTAACCATAATTTTCCAAAAAATACTGGAAAAATAAATCCAATTTTATCTCTTAGAGAAATATATGAAAATAGCATACAAAAATTTGATACATATTCAGAAGAATATAAAAATTCCTATTTTTTAAGTCATTTAACCAGTGAAGATTTCGAAAGAATATCTCCAAAAGTAATAAGTTTATGTAATGGTAAATACACCAATTTACAAGATTTAGAATTTTGGAGTATTTATAAAACAAACAATCAAATGTTGTTTTCTTCTGTGGTCTATGATAAAAAAAAGGATATTATATTCAAGGCAAATCAACCTATATTAAAGTGTGATAATTGTGACAGTCATTGGCGTGCAAAAGCACTTGAAGGGTTTAAAAATTGTTATAAAATATTATGTGCTAATTGCAAATTATGTAATCGCACATTTAAAATACGACCCTTCAAAAACATAAACAATGAAACCATAATTTACCAATCAAAATTAGAAAAAAAATTTATTGATTGGTGTCACGATAATAATATTTTATGTAGGAATGGACCAAATATTGAATATGTATTCAAAGATAAATGTAGAACCTATCGTGTAGATTTTCAGATAGAAAATACACTTATAGAAATCAAAGATTTTCATATATGGCATAAAAATCAATTGGAAAATGGTATGTGGAAGGAGAAAATGGATTCTGTAGATAAATTTATTCAAAATACGAATTATGAAAAATATTTATTAATTACACCACAAAATTGGAATGATAATATGAAAATTATTATGGAAATATTAAATAAGATATAGTCTGACCTCATATGAAAGTATGAGAAACAATAATTAAATTTTATTGTATAAACAAATCATGTGGGAACGCATGATGTGTCTGTTTTAACAATTGATGACTCGGTATTTGAAGTCAAAGCAACAGCAGGTGATACTCATTTGGGTGGTGAGGATTTTGATACTAAGTTGGTAGAATTTATGGCTGAGGAATTCAAGCGCAAAAGTAAGAAGGATATTTCAGAAAATAAGCGTGCATTGCGAAGACTTAGAACTGCGTGTGAATCTGCGAAGAGAACCTTATCATCTTCTTCCACAGCAGGTATTGAAATCGACAGCCTTTATGAGGGTGTTGATTTCAATACTACTATCACTCGCGCTAAATTTGAGAACATTTGTGACGAACTCTTTAAAAAGACGATGGTTCCTGTAGACCAAGTGCTTATGGATTCCAAGATTTCCAAGAATGATATTCACGAAGTTGTGTTGGTAGGTGGTAGTACCCGTATTCCCAAAATTCAACAACTTCTTTCAGAATATTTCAACGGTAAGGAACTTTGCAAATCTATTAATCCTGATGAATGTGTGGCATATGGTGCCGCCGTACAAGCTGCGCTTTTGTCTGGTTCGACTGATAGCAAGATTCAAGACCTTCTTCTGTTGGATGTATGTCCGCTCAGTTTGGGTTTAGAAACAGCTGGGGGTGTGATGACCAAGCTTATCAATCGTAATACGACGATTCCTACCAAGAAATCGCAAACTTTTTCGACATATGCTGATAACCAACCTGGGGTGTTGATTCAGGTGTTTGAAGGCGAGCGTGTTTTGACAAAAGATAACACCTTGTTAGGTAAGTTTCAATTGGACGGAATTCCTGCCATGCCTCGTGGTCAACCACAGATTGAGGTAGTATTTGACTTGGATGCCAACGGTATTTTGAATGTTTCTGCCTCTGAAAAATCAACTGGTAAATCCGAAAAGATTACGATTACCAATGATAAAGGCAGATTAAGCGCTGAAGATATTGAACGCATGGTTCAAGAGGCAGAAAAATATAAAGATGATGATAATAAAGTGAAAGAGACAATTGAGGCCAAGAGTAGTTTAGAGAACTACATATATCAGGTGAAGAAGGTTGTCAATGAAGATAACAAGGATAAAATGCCAGAGGAGGATAAGAAATCGGTCAATGACAAATTAGCTGAGATTGACACAAATGTATCTGATATTAAAATGGATACACTCGAAAACTACCGTAAAATGAGAACAGATTTGGAGACAATATTTTCTGATGTCATGACAAAGTTGCATAAAGAACATCCACCAAGTGTTAATCCAAGTGATTTTGCCAATATGAGCACTGAACCTGGTGATATACCCATGCCACCTGGTGGTATTCCCAAGGTTCATGAGGATGTACCTATAGAACCACAAATTGAAGAAGTAGATTAGAAATAAATATATAATCAATAACATATTTAAACATTTTGTAGTAAATATGTTAACAATCCATGTCGATACTAAGTAGAGAACCTCCACAAGAAATACCTGTAGAATATGCTTCTGAATTTACAATGAATTATGAAATACCTATATTAAATTGGTATATAAATAATACACTTGAGACCAGTATAGTGTGGGACGACAAGGTCATGAATGATATGTTAACAAAATCTACATATGAAAATATTATTACAAATGGTGAAAAAATAGATGGATATGGTGCAGCGAAATTAATTATGGTCGGATTACAAAAAATAGATGACCTTCCTAACAAATCTGTCGCTGTTATCGGTTCTCTAGAACCGTGGATTGAATGTATTTGTATAAATAATGGTATCACTGACATCACAACAGTTGAATATAATCCACCTATTTGTACTCATCCTCATTTAAAAATTATGTCTTACGATGATTTTGTGATTTCTGATAAAAAATACGATATAATTATTTCATATTCTTCGATAGAACATTCTGGTCTTGGAAGATACGGTGACCCGATAGACCCAAATGGTGATATAAAAGCAATGGACCAAATGGTTGAAAAATTAAATTCTGATGGTCACATTTTATTGGGAATTCCTATTGGAAAAGATTCCATTGTATGGAATGCACATAGGGTTTATGGTAGAAAAAGATTGAATATATTATTTAAAAATGTTATATTAACAGATTGGATAGGTGAAGTAGACCAAACTTATTTGGATACAGCTGATTATACTGTTTATTGCCCTCAACCATTAATGACACTAAGACATAACCCGAATTTTATTAGTACGAAACGATGGTAATGGAAAATTTCATTATTCTACTACTAATGAAACATTTTGTGTATCTAATATACATAATTCACGAAGACCATTTAAGCTCGGTAAATCTTTATATATTTGATTTCCATTATACTTTAAAAATTCCATTGTATAACCATCAACACAAATTTGTGAATTAGTGTGAATACATATATGCCTTACCCAACCTTCTATATATGCAGAAACATATGAAGGAAAATGTAAAATTAATAAATCCTTATTTACTTTATACTTCATTAAGAATTCACCAAATTTTTCTATTGTTCTGTCTAAATATTCAGATGTATACTTATCATTTGTATCTTTTAAAAATGAAAATGGTGTTGATGTTTCTTGAACGATGGGGAAATCGTCAGAAGATGGAGCGAATGTTCCAGAATAATCTAACCATATTCCACTATACATTGATGTACGCTTACTATCAAACTTATTTATTTTTTGCCTTCTATAAAAAACAGTACCTTTTGGGATTATTGATATCTTAGGAAGTGTATAATCTAAATCATCTACTAATGCATCTGAATCTAGGGTTTTTATAAATATTAGAACTTCAGATAAAGTTGAAAAATTTTTAGAGAATTTTTTGTTTATATATGATATTAAATCGTCTAAAATTTTTTTTTCAAAATCGTACAAATTATTTGCACCTAATAATCTATCATTATCAATAAAATCTGTATCAGTATCATTCCACCCTCCAATTAATATTTTAGTACTTTGTTTCTTTGTTTTTCTTTGTTTCTTTATTTTTCTTTGTTTCTTTGTTTTTCTTTGTTTCTTTATTTTTCTTTGTTTTTTAGTTTCTTTGTTTTTAATCATATATAATAATATTTCTTATATATTTTGTTCGGGGAGCGTTTCTCTAAAATGAAATAGTTATATACTTATTTTATTTGAATAATGTTGTGAAATATCTGGTTCAGCAATATCGTAGGTAATGTTTTGCATATAGTCATTGAAATTAAAAATTCTTAGATCAGAAAAATTTTCAGATTTTATAAATGATTCTAACAGGAGAACTTCGTCATCATTTATTTTGTATTCAATGTTGGTTAAATTTAAATAATAAACAGGTTCTAAAATAAATGAACGAATGCGACTAAAACGCAAGAGTTCGTCGGATAGTTTTCCATAATACAATATTTCATTGTCCATACCCATAACTAAATTTTTTCTAGGAATACTCATTTGACATTTACCACTAGTATTCGATGAACATACATCATATATATCACATTTTTTACATTGTATATAATTATTGAAATGTTCGTTATTTGATAAGTAATCAATGCTTTCTTCATTTAATTCTTTAAAAATAATAGAATCATCAACTAATTGTTTTAATATTTTCTCTATTTTAAATAATTTTTGTTTGTATGAAAATGCCAAATTTTCCAACATGTCTATGATTCGATGTTTTATATGTCGATTTTCATAATATCCCAAAAGGTTTCTTACAGTTGACCTGAATATACGATAAAATTTACTTTCCAGACGAATATTTCGTATCATTTTTTTTCGTTTATTATCATAATTCGTATCTGTAGTGATTAATTTATCAGCTTCAATAAAATCCATCGCTTTTATTGTAGTTAATTCGTCTGTACTCAATTCATCGAATGTTTCTAATGTATTTTCAATTGATGGTGATATACGAACATATTGATTCGATTGTGTCAAGATACCTACAATCAAATCGTCATCTACCACCTTTATTTTTGGTAAACATTTAATTTGTCCGTTTGTTTTTGAATGAAGCGAAGTAAGCTCTTTGATGGTTAATTCCAAAGTATTCCAATCTTTAATTTTATCAATTAATATCTGTTCATAATTATCAACAGATGATGATGGAGAACAAGGCACATAAAATCGTTCGCTTAATTCAGTAGCAGAAACCACAAATCCTATATTCTTGGTTTGATAATTAATCACCTGATGATAAATAATGTAGTTGTATTTTTTCAATACTTCTATTATTTCTTCTGCAAAAATATTCTTTTTAAATTGATACAATTTTGGCAAGCTATTCAATGGTTTACAACTCGTTGATATTAATTCAATCGAATTCAGTATATTTCGTATTGTTTCATTTTTCGATTTTACACTGAATAATTTGGAATTATGATGTTTGCTGTTTCGTAATTCATACAAATAAATCGGTTCATAATAATCATCTTGTTTCAATAAAATCAGCGTATTTTTACTTGGATTAAATGCGATTTTAGAATAAGCACTAGTCGGACACATAAATTCTACAGCATCATTTCTGACGATTTTTATAATAGCTAAATTCAAGCCATCTGAAATTAATTTTGGATTTGGGTGCGAAATAATATCCCACATATAAGTATGGTCGATATATGATTTTTCATCTTGAATATATTTCAAGAAATTTTCATAAGACATTATAGTTTCTTTCAACAGATTCAGTTCTTCCTGATTAGAAAGGTTGATTTCCTTATAAAATTTTGTTTTGGAATATTTTTTTATATGTATTTTTTCCAATGAATTATTGTGTTCTTTTCTAAAAATAGAAAATAGAGAACCATTATGATATTGAACAAACATATCTAATGTTATCGAATTTGCAATTATTTTTTGCATTTCTGAAATTGTTGGTGTTAATTTTAATTCTTTATCGTAAGCGTAAATATCTGCAAAACACGCCAAAAAAGAATGATTCTCACTTTGTTCTACACCAAATCGGAGAACACACGGTGTATTTGGTTGTATCAAAGCCGAATTTTCTTTTGATATACATTCATTGTTATTGGTTTTAAAGAATTTTTGTAAAGGCAATGGCAGAAATCCCCATCTATGTTGGGGAATAGGATAACTGTTTGCACTTATAACATAATTATTAATTCGTTTTATTTTTTCTACCGTTTCTGTTTCTATTTTTTGAAACTTTTTAAAACAACACGGTAAATCAAATTCTGGATGTTTTCCTTTTTGTAGACCTGGGTAATGTGTTATATAATTTCCTTTTTCGTCCATATGTTCTTTCGGGGCATTGAATTCGTAAATGAATGAACCTTTGGGAATTGTTTTTGCTTTTGCTGGTATGATAGCTTTTGGATTCGTTTTGATAATCTCCTCCACCTCCGCTTCTGTAAGACTCGTGTTGTCTTTGAACGACCAGTATCTCGGACAAATATACCAATTCTTTTTTTCTGGATTTGAACCGTAGTGAATAGCTGTACTATAAGAACCTGGATGATTTGCATCTATTGCTTCTTTTTCTGCGTTTGTTAAAATAATTGGTTGTCGCAATGCTGCTGGTGGGCATGTTTTTGAATAAGGATTATATTTTCCCTGTTCACTTTTCAAAATAAGTGCTTGGTCTAATTTCTCTATTTTATCTTGAAAAGGGTTCGGATTTTTTAGTGATTTACCTTCTATATTCGCTTCGATTTGTTCATTCAAATCCGCACCGCTACGCGGTGCTGCCTTGAATTCTCCAGATTCGTCATCTCTACCATTTCCGCCACCAAATTCATCATCCAAATCCATACCAAACAAAACATCATCTTCATCCTCTTCACCATCTTCACCTTTTTCAATATTTTTTTTAACAATTATATCGATTTCAGAATCGTTGATTGGTGCTTCTGTTTCAAAAAAATCATCATTCGTTTCAGAAAATAGTACTGGTTTTACAATTTTATTTACATTTTCTTCATTTGAGAACACAACTGTTTCTATTTTACTTTTATCCACATTTTTATAGTCTATTGTCTTTTTACATAATGATTGTAATTTTTCGATAGGAGAACTTGTATCTGGTGCCTGATACATACGCATTATGCTATCCAAATAAATAGTTAATACATCAATATATTTTATGGATTTAATTTCTTCAACAAGAATTGTTACCTTATTTTCAATTGGAAGTAATTTTATATATACTGGAAATCCATTGTTTTCTAATAATTTTCCTTGTAATACAGTGTGTTCACCGAAAAAACGGACAACATGTTCTCTTGCTTCTTCTTCCGATAGTTGCATTTGCTTTGTTAATTCGTTTATCACATAATCGACATCATGTGTTTTATTATATTCGTTGTGAATAGTCAGAGTAATTGCGTCCATTTCTTGATAATTTTCTACACGCTTAAATCTTAATAAAGCTCCTTTTTCCGAGGTCAAATCCGTATTTTCTAATAAAAAAATGCTACTTATACATCCTTTATATTTGTTCAAATCTATTTTTTTTGTAATATTCATCTCATAATAATAATTTATGGATTCGACATCGATATTATCATCATTCAATGTAGTTACATTTTTTATTTTGTATCCAGTTTCATAAAGTGAGCTATTTAAATTGTCTAGAATTGGATTCAAGAAATTTTGTAATAATATTTCTAGAGTTGGTTTCTTTTCTTCAAAACGACTGTCATAAAGTGGTAATGGATTTTGCAAATTTGAATGAATGTAAATTTTTCCATCTTTGTGAAAATTCATATATAATTCAATAGGGTTTCCTTGAAATTCGTCACGAATATATAATGATATTTGTCCTGATTTTCCGAGTTCTCGAGATAAACGAAAAATTTCTGAATTTTTTAAAAAGGGTATTTTT